CCATCGAGACTAAGACCTGTTACAGCCAACTAAAGGCTGCCAGGAAAACCTTTAAAAAGGTTGCGCACACCGAGATTCAAACTCGGGTGCTCGAAGAACTGGAACAGGAACCATCCTGGATCCAGAAATTCTTTCTCAGTCCGTGGAGAGCGGCTCTGAGACAAAATGGCAACAATCACACGTATGTGATTGGTGTAATGAGTCAGACGAGAGGTGCAGGGACACCTCCGCCATTAGTGGTACTTCAGTCTAAACTGAAGTTCCTGAACACGGTCAGTGGTGATGTAACACCACTGACGAAGACAGAACGGGCCTTAATAGGCCGTTCTATTGATACGGTGCTTCTGGATCTTCCAGATGCATCCTTTACGGGCCTTGCCACAAAGGCAAGAGTCACAATAACCGGTGCCGCCTGTTGGGAGGCAACCAGGAAAGAGGGGGGTACAGCACAGGCTGTCCTCGATATAATGTCGAAATACGACGAATTTGGAATCCCGATACGGGATCTCCAAACTGGTGCCATCTTAACCTGGAAGGACAAGATGGATTTTGATAGCGCAGGAGAAGCAGTCTTCTGGGCTTGTTTACACGAGGTGCTCAACACCGAGCCCCTCGAATTGAGAAAGGCTTTCCTCACGGTTGTGAAGGAGCCAGGGAAAGGTCGATCCGTAACGAAAGGAAAGACTGCATTAAAGATCGTATTAGATACGGTCTCTAAGATTTGTTCGTCTCCTTTAAAGAAAGGAGTCGAAAGTTCAAAATCCGGAATGGGACGTTCCCACCACGGATGGAATTTCTTCCTCGATATGATGAGTGAAGATATGAAAGAAGAACTGTTTACGGCCGAAGCCGTAGAACAGGAAGAATATGAGGACTATGTGATTAAGCACATCGTCTGGGAGGATGTATTCCTCGGTAGCACTGATTATCAGGAAGCTACAGATCAAATGCACCACGAATTCGCTGAAATCGCTGGTGTAAAATGGATGAGAAAGTGCGGAATACCGCGCTTACTTGAAGGAGTGGTCAGGGCAACCTGTTACCACCCTCGTCAAATTTTCTTCACCGGGACAGGCGTCCTGGCGAATATCGGTGACCCAGAACTTTATCTGGGCGACGACGTCCGATCCGTCATCTTACGGAAAGGAGTTTTAATGGGAGATCCACTTACGAAAGTGGTTCTTCACTTGAGTAACATCACGGCCCGCAGCCTAAGTAAAGGACTGTTAACGGGCAACGCAATGAGGGGCTTCAAGAACTATCATGAAGCTCACGAAGCCTTTGTCAGAGCACTGACGAAGACTTGATAACGCCGGGTTCGGAGGACCCTACCCGGAATAACACAAACAGCCACAGGATACGTGGCCAGATTATG